TAATCTTCACCTGTTTGATCGCCGGAAATTACAGTAGTGTTAGAAGTTTGAGTAATATACATTCCCGGAACAACTTGACTTATATCAGCTGTTGTGGTTAGGATGTTATTACTTGTTCCGGTGAGCGTAAATTCAATTCCGCCCGGAGTGAAACCTGAAGTTTTACCAGCACGAGAAATCCATAATCTTTCGCCGTAATTTAAAAAATTCGATCCGGTAAAAAACGTTTCCGCATTTAAATTTGTTGGCTTTCCGAAGTATTGTGCCAGTTTATCTTGAGAGTCTACCAGTATTGTTTCTCCAATTGGTCCCCAACGAAATACACCCGCAAGAGCGCCATCTGTAGTGGCAACTGAAGGTACAATCGTAGTAAGATCAATTTCTCTAATTGAAACGCCTGGGCTTAATTGAAACGCCATATTTAGCTCCTATAATGAGGTAAGGAAATTAATTCTTTTTTGTTATTTATTAAAAAAGCTTTCTTAGTATTTCAAATTACCAATAACCATTATCGTCCCTTTCGTTTTCAAAATCGACCTGAGAAGCTGCCCAAAACCAATCATTTTCAACAAATTTCTCATACCTTTCATCCATAAATTCTTCCCTACCATTTTCAACAAAACCAAACGGGGATAAGTCTTGCTCAATTTGTTCTTCAGTTTTATCCCTTAACAAATTTAAGGTATTTATGTTTGTATAGTCTTTAAAATATTGTTGATCAGAAATCCAAGCAAATAACACTAAGCACATAACTAAGTCGTCATGTTTTCCAGGCTCAGCTTCGTAGGAATTTCCTTTTTTAGAAAAAGTAGATAATTCGTTAATAGTATGAAAATCGTTAATTATTAATTGATTTTGTTCAACTAACAGTTTTAACATAGAACAACCGGTAGATTTTACAATTTTAGTTGTTCGTATCCCCATGTCGGCGGTTTTTCCTCCAAAACCGCTAGTAATACGTTTTCCGCTTCTACCCGCATTTTCAGTAAATAAAACATGATCGTATCCAAAATCATAATGTAAAGAATTTGATACCTGTTCGCCAATATCATTAATTTCCACAAGAACAGATGCATTGTTATAATGTTTTGCAGTTCGATAAATTATATCAGCATAATCAATGGGGGTAACATTATTATTCCTATAGACACAAACTTCCTCATATGGCATTTTTGTAACATCAATTAACTGAAAGGCGGAATAGTCCAATCCTTTACCGCGAGAGACATCGCAGACTGTCATATAAACATGATCTTTTTCCGGTTCTTTATATTGTATCAAACCTTCTTGTTGAACCACTGGTGACTGGTGTACTAATTCTTTAAGTTTCCAACCAGCAATAAGCGTTCCGGAACTTCCTAGGAATTCGCACTCATATTCTTGATTGAACTTTTCTATATCAAAGTTCATACCAGAAAGAGTATCTTCTTTCCATTTATCATCACGACCAGGAACTTCTTTCCAGTTTACTTCAATGGCATTGTATCCATTACGTTTTTCTCTGGCGTTTACCCAAGTAGAATAAAAGTGATTTAGACCGTTTGGAGTAGAAACTAAAATAATTTTGGATTCAGTACCGGATGAAATTGTTGGATAAACGGATGTAAAAAATTCGTCCCAATTATCAATGTGGGCGGCTTCGTCAATAAACAAAAGATTAATTGTATATCCACGAATAGCACTGGCGGATGTTGCAGTTGCAATTACTCGACTATCATTTTCAAGCTCAAAGGAACCTTTGTTCCATTCTTTCATACCTTGTTGTAGCCACATAGGTAAATGTTGATATGCAAGCTGAACACGGCTCAGAATTTCTCTTGCGGTTTCGCCTTTGTTTGCCAATAAAGCAACAGTTTTTGCATCGTGGAATAGGATATACCAAAGAATAAAACCACAGGTAGTGGTCGATTTTCCAGCCTGCCTGGCAGTGGTTACAATCGTGTATCTATTTTCCCTAAATGAATTAATCATATTTTTCTGATAATCCCAAGGTTCAAATTTCTTTAAACCTTCGTTCAGGGTAATAATTTTCATATAATTTGAGACAAAATATACAGGGTCTTCAGAACATTTTAACCATTCTTCAATCAGTTCAGGTGTCCAATCAACCTTTTGATTGACCCTTTTAAGTAACATATTACCATTATAACCACGAGCATTTGTATAATCGGTAAAGTCAACTATCTCATTTTTCTTCGGATTGGTTTCCAAACTTTAGTTCCTTCACAATTTTCTGTAATTCTGCAGTCGAGCCAACAAATAAATTTTGAGTTACGTTCTTTGCATTTTCACCAACTGGAGCATCGGAATGATCAATTTTTCTGATTTTTTCTTGTAGATCTAATAATTCTTTATTGGCTGAAACTAACGTATCCATTAGTTTTGCTACAACTTCAAATGCTCTTGGATGTTGAGACTTTCCTGCTAATTCTGTAAGGGTTATTAATGCCTCTTTACCAGTTTCAATAACTCCATGCACGTTTGCACGGGCCATTTCAAAATCTTGACTTGCACTATTATCGTATATTTTATTTTTTAATTTATCAACAAATCCATTAGCAACTTCAATTTTTTCTTCAGGTGGAAGTCCTAGGGCCTTTCCAATAGGGTCTTTATCTTTTTTATTCTCATCACTCATTTAATAAATCTTCTTGATTATAAATTTGGGTAATATACCCGTAATCATCGTCAACATTAATTTCGGTATAAGCAACAGTATTATTAATATTCGAAGTTGGTTCTCCATTTGCAGTCAAACCAGGTTGAACAGTAATTTTTTCTGTTATTTCACTAACCCCAATTGCATCGTTAAGATCAGTATATTGCGGATCAGGTATATAAAAATTAACATTAACAAACTTAATAACACCAGATTGTTTTACTGGACCGTACAAATACCCTTTAAGGGTTAAATCCAATGTCCAAATAATAGCTCTTCTTTTTGTAAAATCTCCATCATAATTATCCGTAAAGGAAATATCCCTGAGAATTACAGGAATATCTTTAGTTTCTTCCATTTCTGGAATTAATTCAATTGTAGTTGTCCAATCGGGCGTAAAAAATGGTAACACTTGCTCAATAATTTTATTACCATCTTCAATTTGTTTTGCATAGATATAAACTTTAAAATCTATATTATATGGTACAGGATTATATTGATACTTATATTCATCATTAGAATTTTTAATTGTAGACCTTCCGATAGTTTTTAGTTTTCTATCGGCATCATAATACATTTTTCCCATTTCAAATGTAATTGCTGGTAATGGAATAGTTGCTGTTTGCCGGTCGATATTTGGGTCTTGAAGAACACGGGTCAACATCTTATCTTTTGGTGCGTACATAATAGGCACACGAATTAAGGAAGTTTCGTTTCCGTCAGAATCCGACCTTGTTATATGAATATTGTTAAAAAGAGTTCCAACAAGTATTACATATTTTCTTAATAAACTGTGATAAAATGGCGTACTAAACATCTTTACATTACCTCAAACCCAGATTGTAAAAGCATTTCATATTTATCTGTACCAGGAACTGCCATTTTTCTTGTTTCTCCATTTTTTAACCATTTTATTCCTTGTTTAGAAGCTTTTACCTTTGCCCTATGTATTGGATTATTCATGGCATTATTTTCTGACATTTTCTTTAAAGTTTCTTGCGAGTGTTTCGTGCCATAAGTACCGATTTTTTTCTCTTTGTGTAATCTTTTAGTATTTTCGCTTATCTTTTTTCTAGTTTCATCGGTCCTTGGATTTTCTTTATAATATTTTTTCATAGCCTTAGAAGTAGAAATAGATATTTTTTTCTTAGTTTCTTCTGATAAAACCTTTCCCTTTGCCCATTTGCCCATATTAGGATTGGATTTATGCGATTTAGAAATTTTTTGGCCCACCGTTAATCTAGAATTTTCTTCATTCCACCAATAATTATTATGTGTAGTAAATACTAAATTATAATATCTTTCCTTTTTATTTTCTGCTAATTGTAGCCATTTTTCTTCTAAACCCAGCAATAAAGATCTTTCATCTGTTTTTTCTATTATTTTTCTTTTAAAATCATCAGGCCTTCTTCGATACGCATTTCTCATTCTATTGGAAGAACAAATATACCCATCATGTTCCAAGCCCCAATGGGAACCAATATAGTACATATTCCTTTTACGATCATACCATATATAAACGAATCCATATTTTTCCATAATTACCTCCAAAATTTTATATAATTGTATTTATATAAAACGGTCGTTTCAGATAGTCCCTTCACTAAAAGGATCAATGGAAGAAAAATCAACAAAAAGATCTGATTGTTCTTGAATAATATCGTTTTCTTCATAATATTTAAAGTTATCCGCATCAGCCTCAAGTAAAATCAAATTACCGTTTTCGTCGAGAATAGGACCAAGGCTTTCATCGTTTAATGCAGAAGAATAGAGGTTTGTTCCGAATTTATCTTGTAAACTATCAATAGATTCAATACCGGTATCCATATTTTCACCGGAATACTCGAATAGCTCACAAGTCATTTCCCAAGTATATAATTTGCCCAAAGGATAAAACATTTCAAACTTATTTACATATTTAATTTGAAAACATTTATTATTTAATGGAAAATAGATCAAGTCGCCTTCCATCGGTCTTGGTAAATCTGCTAATTCAGCGTTTCCAACTTCATTATCAAAGCTTTTTCTTGCAACACTAAAAATAACTTGGTCATGAATTTCAATACCAAACTTAGACATAAAATCGCCATCGCCAGAAAATCCGTTAACAGATTTAATATACATTTCAACTGAATACGGCGTTTCGTAACTTGAATTATCATCCGAACCGTATAAAGAATCATAATTGTTTAAAACACGCGGTATATAATACATATCTTGTCCATAAATTTTAATGGATTCAATAATTAATTTCTCAAGCGTGTCTTGTTGAGTTGCTGAATTGTAATTGTTAAATAACGGATTAGTCGCCATACGTATCCTCTTGGCGTTTCGAAAGAACTATACCTTTCATTCCAACGTTTTTTCTTATATTTTTATCCTTTTCGTCTTGAGAAGCATATACATTTTCATTTTTACCGACTTCAGTTCCATCTTCATGAGAAACTTTTAATTCCGGATCTTCTCTAAAACGATCCCACATTTTTTTAGCTCCCGGGGAATGACCAGTGGCTGCAAATTCATAACCATGATCCTTCACCATACTCGAATAAACTTGGCCCATCCTAACTGGAGAATTACTTCTACCGTGGGCACTCAAATATTTTAATCTAGTATTCCCTTCGGGGGTTTTAGTTTGCTCAACTGAATGAATGACGTGGTGTATTAAATTATCTTGCGGACTCCAAGTAAAATGCGTTGTACCACTTTTATATAAATGCAAATCCCCAACTTCTCCGACTTTTTCTGCATCTTTTTTAAATGTAGTTGGTGAGGCATATTTTTTATCGGTTGTGACTGATCCTTCCTTAGAACCCTGACCGATTCTATTTAGCCACACTTCATTAAGTTGAAAGTCCTTGAACGATATCATCCAATCATATCCGTAAGGGGTAAACTATAACTAGTAATCATTTCTTGTTCCATCGCAAGTTTTTCTTGATGCCCTTCATCATAAATTTGTTGTCCGTTAAAGGTAACGCCACCAGGCATTTGCATTCCCGAAAACTTCTTTAGGTTAGACCCCCATTGTTCTTTAATAATAGCAGTTGTATATTTTATTAACCAACGGTCAGCCCACATATCAGTGTATGTATCGGGGTCAATTACTTCATATGCCTCAATAATTAAATATTGGCCTGTTTGAAGTCTATCCCAATCCATATCAATATGTAATTTATTTCTATGGCGATTATACCTTATTGGTTGTTTTCCGACTAACATATATTCCAAAAACTGAATATGACGCATAGCCGAATAATAAGGAACCATAGATACGGATGTTAAAGTATACAAATCGTTTAATGCAATTTGATAACGAATATTAAATATATTATTCGCGCCAATAGAAGAACCGATATCAAACATTCTAATGACACCATTAATATTTTCTGGCATTGTTATATAGCCATTAGTTTTGTCGTCATCAGTTATTTGATATTTGTAATAAATTTTTGAAGAACCGTCAAAATGATAGTCTGCGTAATATTTAATTGCTTCATCAATCCTATCTTCAACTTGTTCGTCAGTCACATCAATGTCAATAGCCCCCTTCCCCAAGGAACGAAGGCAATATTCTTTAAATTCAGTTCTCGTAGTAGGTTTCGCCATTATCTTGTCTTTCTTTCCAAATATTTGTTATTTTCTCTTGACCGCGAGTCCAAGCAGAAACACCAATAATAGCGCCCATTGCTAAATGGTAAAATCCAGAAGCATTAAGAGTTATGGGTTGCCATTGAACATAAACTTGATCTGTTGACGCATAAAAAGCCATAGTTACCATTGGAAAAATAATAAAATCAAAAAGGCATACCAAAAGATACTGATATGCCATAGCAGGTCTCCAATAATGTTTTATCCAACTTGCTTCTAATACTTCTTCAGTATTATCACTTTTATAGACTTCCGTCTCCCGTTTTTGATATTTAGGTTGCTTTAACATTACACTCCGATTACTAAGAAGTAAACGTCTCCATTGGCGCCAGAAGTAGCTGAGAATGTAGTAGTATTGGAACCAGTAACATAAACTGTTGTGCTGGATTTGGTTGTCAATTGAACCTGATACGGCGCAGCGGTCAAAGAAGTTGGTAATGTAATAACAGAACCAGTGGAAAGGATATTAGCAACTCCCCATTGCATAGTAAGGCCATTTGGCATTTTACTGTGACCATTAGCAGCAACTGAAGGTGTTCCGATAGTTAGTGAATTAGTTACATTGGCAGAATAGGTTTTAATATTTCCTGATACGTTCGCAGTTCCGCTGATAACCGTATTACCCAAATTCGCAGCAGTTGTTACGTTTAATGTACTTGTCACCGAAACGTTTGCGGCTGTTACTAGCAACGCAGAAGTTATTGCCGTTGTATTAATCGTTAGTGCTTGTGTTGATGAATTACCACTAATGATAATTTGATTATTTGGGTAAACATCAAGTTTAGGTCCAAATGTATTACCGGTTCTTATTGTTAATGTGGTAGTTCCGTTGGCGCTATCAATTGTTTTTACAGATAAAGTAGACATTATACGATTACCACCCTTGCCCCAGATTGAATTGTGAGAGTTGCTCCATTAGCAACCGAAATTGGACCAACGGCGTAAGTATTTTCTCCGGCCAAAATAGTTACATTGGCAGTCAATGTGTTGGAATTAAGTCTGTAAATATTACCTATATTATTGGCAACACCGATTGTTCCCAAATTACCTTTATAGTAACCAGTGCCACCAAGAGTCTGAATTCCGCCAACATAAAAACCAGAAGTATTTGCTGTTACGTTTGCGCCAAGATTGAAAGCACCGAAGTTTGTGCCAATTCCTTGGAACGTAATATTTCCGGCAACGGTATAATCGCCAGAAGTATTTAAATATGTTGCAGCGGCCGAACCACCGAGATTGTCGGCATTATTAGCAGTGTTTGCATTAATTGCAGTATTTGCTTCTCCGTAGAAGAACGTGCTATTTGCAACTGGATTTGTGCTATAATAAATTGCAGTTGTGTTGATGACCCAGGTTCCACTCTCAACCTGGAGTCCATTCTTTACAACAAAATCTTTATCTGACATGGTTCCCTATCCCCGATGTTTCTTTTATGTATTTATATTAATAGGTAATACTACCATTGCCG